CTTGTGTTCTAGCCAATCTTCTACTTCTTCTCTGATAATTGCATCTCGGCCTATGGTATCCATTACGTTTAATACGCCACGGAAGAATCCATGACCAAACGCATCGAGCTTTACAATGTCATTATCCATTTAACATACCCATGTATAATCCGTTTTGCCACCGGAACACCAACAATAATCAGAACTACCAGCATAGTCTTCATAACAGGTACACATATCTACGGGTGACGCTCCACATGCTTCACAGTTATCTTGGCCTGAAGAGGCACATTCGTATGCGTCCCCTGCTTCACAGCTCTCTAAATAATCACGGCAATAATCGTCCCCGGAACGTGGCCCATATATTGTAGCAACTACCTTTTTATTTCCGCTTATAATCTCATATTCACATGGGCTGCACGTAGGGAAAGACCCTGTAATTTGTGTCCCTACTCCGGTCACGGTACAGGCATTATTTCCTGTATCAACCCACTGCCCTGTAGTGCATCTCACGTACTCGGTTAAGACCGTGCCGCAGTCGTCGGTAATTGTTAAGGTTGCTGTCCCGCAGGCCGTGGCATCGGCATTGAGTGTATTTGACCGTACATCGGTTGTAGCACTGGTAAAGCTAAATCCGGTTCCCGATACCGCCCAGGTAAAAGGCCCGCATCCCCCTGTTACTAGAATCTCTGCCCCTGCCGATCGTGCAATAGTTTCAGGATTATTTGCATCATACGCAAATACTGTTTCCGCAGGGCAACAAGGTTCAGAGCATGTTACCGTTACTTTCTGGCTGCATACGTTCCCTAATCCGTCTCTTAATTGAACGTTGAAATTTGCTTTCTTTTTATCATTAACTGAAACAATGTTGTCCCAATCAGGATAAATCGTTATTGCTGCTCCGTTTCCACCAGAACCGCCAGTTCTTAACTTCTCTGTTCCGATAGCTTTCTTGAAATAATCAATTTCTCTATATGGCCCTGAAACACTCCACTTGTATTGTAACGGCCCATCGGTTAAAACCTGCACTTCTTTGAAACAAGCAACCGAAACGTGACATTTGCCAACAGGTTCCTTATCCTTACAGCTACTTCCGGTTTCCCCAGTACAGAATATATGACATGGCCCACAATCACTCTGCCCGTAATGCCCCTTCCCGTACCGTATCTTTGACGTTCCACTAGGTCTATAAAATTTGAGGTTAGGATCAGGGTAGAAATGCTCCATCTCCGGGTATTCTTCCCCAAGATAAGGCTTTTTAAACTCTGATTGCGTCTCAAATTCCTGATACCGTTCTTCATTTTCATCCCATACAGCCCTATCAGTAGGGCGTGTCATCATGTCGTAATAGTCTATCTCTGAATTGACCTTTCCTGCCCCGTATAGGCCACCCCAAGGCCCGCTCATATACGGCTTACGGTAATACTCCTTGTCCGTTGCCTTCTCAAGTTCTGTAATCGTAGGCACCCGTGCAGCCCGTACCCTGCTTTGTGGATTGAAGTTGCTGCACTTCTGCCACCTGTTAGAAGTCCTCTGCTTGAATATATTTCCAGAAGTTGCACGGATACAGTTAATCATCCTTTTTCACTTTAGGGTATTCAAACCTCTTCCAAAATCCCTTTTCATTTAATGGAGGTTCATCGCCTATCTTAACTACGTCAAGCCTTCTTTGCGTCCAGGGTATCGGTGAAGCCTTTGGCCCTCCTGATCCCCGCCTTACTTTGACATCGTGGGTCTTTTCCATTAGTGTCCTATCTTCTCAAAAATTTTCAGTCCTATGTCTATCAGGTAAAGCACCTGAGAGGCCGTGCTATTACCGAGCTTCAAACTGATATGCTGGTCTTGATAGTTGCACCCTTCAAGGTGCCGCCTTACTTCTTCACTCGAACTGTTTACATAGGTCATAGAGAGGTTACGTGCCGTTTGTGCAACCTGGTTACAGTAAGGGGTCACTGTCACATTGCCAGCCGCTTGCACCTTCACTCTTAAAAGGAATTGCCTCAAATAAAGAATGAGCCCCTTCCATCCGAGTTCCATAATGACATGAGCATCTATGGCCGTGGATACATCATTGTCACCGTAGTTTAATTGATAAACCGTACCGTCTGCCGTGCCCCCAGCGTATTGTAATATGCTTGCATTGCCACTCGCAGCCTCTACCTCTGTCATGCAAGAGAAAGGTTGCGCCGGAGTATCAAAATAAAAGACCTTATCTGTGAGGTCAAAAACAGGAAAAACATTGGGAACAGTAGCAGAAGTACCAGTGACAAGCCCAAGGCGTAACACGTTATCCCTGCTATCATATCCCATCCAATGCTGATCTTCATAACCTCTCCTTATGCATGTTGTCGTTTCCAGAGGGTCAAAGTAGTTCTGAATATCATCTTGCACGAGAGAACATACCCGACCATCGGTTACGGCAAGGCCGGATTTGCTAATCCAAAATTCAAGGGTCTTAATTGTCTCTTCTGTTGCTGTGCTTGTCAGACATCCGTCTACTACAACCGCAGATTTTGAGTTCATAATGCCTAATTTGGAGGATAAAAGGAGTTTTCCATAGGTATTAGGAGCATCACTCTTGCCTTCAAATATGGTAGTACAACCGCCCTCTTTGCCCCTTTCTTCTTGGTGAACTATCAGTTCATTGTGAAATTGTCTCATAGCAAGAATAGCGTTTGCCCGGCCATCCCCGGCCTCAAGCAGTCCTGAACCTTCACCATTCAACACAACGGGATTATCTTTTTTGGCAAGGTAGGCAAACTGTGGATACATGTCGAAGGAGTAAACGGCCTTGTCTTTCCATGCACAAACGGCTTGACTTTTTCCTAAGTCCTCAATATCAAAGTATGGCATGGTTTCAATGCTGATAATGACGTTATCGTTCAAGGTCTTATCAACGGTGAAATAGTACCAATAGGCGTGATATTTCGTGCCCTGAAATTCGCTTTTCTGAGGTGTTCCCGTAGTCCGGCCCCAGGTAACATATCCTGCGTTGCGTATTCCATTGCTTTCATCGGTAACCGTAAGACTTTCATTAGTGACAATTCCTACCCATGAATCACCATCCCAATATCCTACCTCGTTAATCGTGGTGCTGGCCGTTGTGTTGGGTGTTTCTCCCGGATCCACATAAAAGCCAATGATAGGATCGGGGGTGCTGAAATAAACCTTTCCGTTGGCCGTCATGCTGTCTATCTCTATGGTATCCGAGCCATAGGTCTCAAAGGCATCCCCGGTATCCTGTTGAAACTGAGCTTCTATGGCATACTGCAATACCCCATCCCATACGTTGACAATGCTCTGAAAAGCACTCCCATAGGTAAGGTCTGATACCTCTACGTTATCGTCAAGTTGCACTGAAGTTACCCATTGATACCAGAAGCCTGAAATGCCATACATATAATGAGGTACTTCATCTGAAGGGTGTGTCCATGTCATAGAGCCTGTATAGCCCATAGTGGCAACTGTTGGGTGTGCTGCTCCCTGGTCAGCCGTATAGGTTCCGTCACTCAACACTTCACCGAGCGTAAAGGCCCCGCTTCTAGTGCTTATTTGGTATGTCAGGCTTGTGAGTGCTGCAACAATGATGCACGTTTTTCCACTTGAAGCCCCTGTGATTGTGGCACCAACGGCCCAGGCTGTCGCCGGAGCAACATCCAATGTTAGAACTTCAGTCCCGTCAGACATTGATGTGGTCGCCCAGGTATTATTAGATTTCCGATAATTCAAGGTTCCTACCGCAGCCGTGCCGTTAGCTGCAGCCATTGTCCATGTGAACCTATTGGCCGGAACGGGGGTACAGATAAAGAGACAGTTATAAGCAGCAATGGTATTGAGACTATCTAGTACGGCTACCGTTGTGGTCAAACCGTCAGTGACTTGCTTGGTATAGTTAAACCCTTCTTCCGGTATGAACGGAGGAGCAGCACTACCCTTGAACACCATGAACTTTTTAACTGAATTGGCAGTACCGGCATATATCTGGTGTTGGTCTGCACCATTGGCGTAAACCATCAAGTCATCAACATTGGCCCACGAAGCAGGGCATTGACCTGTAGCAGCACCATTGTGTACCTCTGAACCAAAAGCACCTGTCGTTACGGTAGGGGGAGCATCCGTGGCTTCTAAAACATCACCATCACTCATCTGAGCAAAGAAGTGTCTCTCTACCCTCTTTCCCTTGGAAAACTGGTAAAGGGTCTTGACTTGATTAGTACTATCAGCCGTACTATGTTTTGCTCTGCACCCTTTTCTTTGCTCGAATCCAGGGTGTCGCCCCCTCATGTTCTGAATCCAGGAAAAACCGCCAAAAGGGATAGAGGCTTTTTCACCTTTGGTTATCGCACCGCCCCGGAAAGGTACTGCATCAATAGGGGTAAGTTGTTTGAGTCCTACCTTCGCCATTGTGGTATAATCCTCGATTCTTCTTTCCCAAGTGCCCTGTTAGTCAATCTCCTATAACGGTTGACCTGATATTCCCAATACTTAAACCAGGCATCCCCGAAGTCCGGTTCCTCGTCACGGTACTTGTAAAGCCATGCAGCGTACTTTATCAGTACGTCAGGGTAGTCAAAGGCAACCTTGTAAACGTCATAGTCTGAATACACAGGGTCCGGTTTCTGTAGATAGTAAACCGTAACAGTATGGTCATCGGTAGAGGGGGGAGGTACGAGCTTCAGCATAAGGCGTTTCCGTGGCTGAATGACAAAGGCATCGTTGAGATCCCATTCATCATCCGTACCCCCGAAAAGGCACACTTCAATTATCTTAGTGGAAGATACTTTAACGACTACTCCATCTGAAGCATCCGTGGTATTATGGATAATGTCGCCGGTGGTTACGTCCCCAAAGACGGCGGTACTCATGGTTAATGTGGATTTTCCACCAATATCATCCGCAGCGGTATCCGCAGTATCGCTTATCAGGGTGTCTAGCGTAGGATCGTCAAACAGGGTAAACTCGCTCGGTACGGAGACTTCCGTAGTGTCATTGTCATAGATTACCTCTGCATAATGCTTGAACGTGGGAAAAGTATAACTAGAACCATCATAGTATTTAATAAAGAACTTATCGTTGTGCTTCAGGTAGAGAGAAAGGAAATCACCATTTAAGGTATAATCTGCCGTTCCATCCACTACGGTAATTTCCTGTGTCGCCGTCAGGCATTCCGTCTCTATCACCCATTGAATAGCGGCCTGATAGAGGAAGTCATAGGTAGTTCGCTCATCGAGAAAACTTGACGTGCTGCTCTCATTGACTAGCTGGCGAACACGCCTGATTAAATCTTTTCCGTCCATATTATCTCACCCTCTCCGGTTGATTAGGCCCAAAGGTATCCTCATCGTCCTCGTCTGCATCCCTGTCACCTACCAGGTATCCGTCCTCATCCAGTTCTGAAGGATTAACTACCTTCCGGCCATATCGTTTATCCGTGTACTGTGTTGAGAGTACAGCATCCTCAGTGGCACCTTTAAGAATTATGTAGGTATCACCGTTAGTCCAAGAGTTGTTCGTACCACCTGCAAGGGTGCAAGTTACGGTATCCTCTGTTGACGCAGTACAGGCCCCTTCAGAACTATCCGTGTCATTTTGCACTAACTGGCCTACCTCAGCATTTACACCACATGAGGCAAAGTCAGCTCCAGGGTCATAGAGAACAGACGCACCAGTGGCCCCTTTGTGAGTACCCGTGAGTAACGGATAATCAGCATCGTCAATATGTGTTACTGCTATGCCTGGCATAAGACTAACCCCAACGACTAAATGGTGAGGTTATCGGCTTCTTAGGTTTCGGTTTAGGTTTAGGCTTTACTCCGGTATTGAGATAATCCAAGAGTCCTTGAGTTACCGGCCCCTTACCCCCAACATGACCTATATTGCCTTTAGTCCATATTTTCTTTTTTGGTTTATAGCCTAGTGGTAATTGTGGCATTTGGTCTGCACCTCCTTAATCGGTTTTCTAAGCATTATCTTTCCCTTATTACAATGTCTCCGTTGTTTAGGAATGATTATTCTATAAGAGTTTCTAAGTTTGCTCTAGTGGTTGTCCCTTCACCAAACATCGTCCATAACTTACTTCTAATTGCTGTTCCCTCGGATAAATCCACCATCCCAAGAGATGTAATAAGGTGATAGGTAGTTTTTTGAGCAGAGGTTAAAGCAGTGTATTCCGTGTCATCTGTGGCTTCTACGATCTCATAAGTGTAATAGGTATTAGTCGGTTTAATTTCATCTAGTTTAGCTATGCTTCCAGCCGACATTGTACCTGTTCCACCACAATGGCCACAAGTATTTCCACCCCCAGGAGTTCCTCTCCACTCTATTCCATCTCCACCGCAATTACTACATTTTGTTAATATTTCAGCCATTTATACTCCTTTGGAATTGGGGGATATCCTATTATATCCCCCCCCATTCCTATGCTAATTAAGACACATCAGGGTTAGCAGCGAGACCATTCTGCTGTGCATTCGCAGCATACACTCCGCCACCGCTAAACCATACATATGCTTCATACGTTGAGGCCACGACATCAGTAACACCGGAAAAGCTACAATTTTGAAATGTCATCATAGCGTTGTTGGTATTAAGACCATATCCATCGATTGCATACTGAGGTGTACTTGTTCCAGTATTCTGAAATGAGCAATTCTCAAAATGGATATGACAACCACCGTTTAGCGATTGATAAGTATGAATAAACAGGTTAGTAGTATTACCGCAACATTTTTGGAACACACAGTTCTTAAAAAATGTAGTACAGTTTTTATTGCCAGTGAATCCTAGCAATGCACTAACATCAGTCATGGAGTTCCACGGATTTCCAAAGAGACAGTTTTCGAAATAGTTATACTCTTCTGAAATTTTTACGAGGTCATATCCACTCACCGCTGCTTCAGTAGTCGTCTCTGGTCCATCAAAGTGACACCAATAAAATCTGTTCTGTGCTCCGGTAAGTTCTATAGCGTGAGCGTTTGTAGCACTTGTGCCGCCATGTTGAAATCTAAGGTTATAAAAAGCATTATTAGCCCCACTAACCGTAATCCACACATCCTGATCTGCTGTATGCGTGAAATAGCATGGGTTATAACCAAAGGCTTTTGGCCCCATCCCTATATAACTAACGTTGCTCTTACTCAATGTGGTTGCGGGCAGTACATGATTATTCATACTGACGTAAACCACATCGCCCTGGCCTGAAACTACAGCCGTATGAGCATTAGCAAGGGAAGTATGTATCTTTGTATTTTCAAATTTGGATTTCCAATAGGCTTCCGGTGTTCCCCCTGATAATACCAGCATATGTGCATCTGCTGGCATTAAAGGGTCAGAAGAAACAGGCACTCCCCCATATTGAAATAATCCATCTCCTACCATAGTCATAATTATTTCTCCTTTCTAAACGGGGCAGGGGTTAAGCTGCCCCGTATTTGTTATTGACTTTCTATTCCGTTGCATATATACTGTATGTAAATCGAATAGAAAGGGGTTATAAGATGAAAAAACGAAAATGGGGAACAGGCAAAGCCTTTAAAGGGGGTTATGAATATATAAAAGTCCCTTATCATCCTCTTTGTGATAACAGAGGATATGTCATGGAACATCGCCTTGTAATGGAAAAGAAAATCGGAAGATATCTTTATCCTAATGAGCGAGTTCATCATCTTAATGGTGACAGGTTTGATAACAGCATTGAAAACCTTGTTATCATCACACAGCGTCAACATGTAAGAAATCATAAAGGTTCTCCTAATGTTAAATGGGAATTGCTCGAAAACAAAACTTGGTTGACTAAGCAATATTCCACCCTTGGTAAATCCCCATGTTCCATTTCCAAAGAATTGGGTTGTTGCCACCAGGCAGTACGGCATGCCTTGGCTCGTTTTGGGTTACGAGAAATACCCAAAGGAAGGCCGCATCCGCCTATCAAATATCCAGAATTACATGATCCAGAATGGCTAAAAGAAAAATCCATAATCATGTCCCAAAAGCAAATAGCCGAATATTTAGGCTGTAATCAGGCTTTAGTTTGCACATACCAAAATAAATACGGTATAGAAACGAGACTAAAGCATAATTCTTTGTTAACATCAAATAGCTCCTAAGTACTTGATATTACGCAGGAACATTTCCATAAAAACATCTAGCATCATTAATTTCAGCACTCCACCTCTGGTCGGCTTTACATTGCATGTCTCCAGTCTGAAAGTCTCTCTCACGTGCAAATCTGGTCTTTCGACTCCAGAAGAATATAATGCCGTCACCTTCCGTTTGAAGTACCCACATATCCGTATCGGTCATGTGGCCCCAATTCATAAGCTGAACACCTCTACCGGACTGTGCATAGGCGTTAATCGCCCTGTTAGCGACATCTGGCCTATCAGGAGAGAACAACACCTCACGGGCCTGTTTCTCCTTCTGAGGCGGCACCCATAACTTCGTAACCTTCCTCTGTACCCTGTACTGTCTGTGATTCAGTTGATTTTCAGCAGCGATAAGGTTAGCCCAAAAAGTGTTATAGGTGAGGTCTGTGCTAGTTGTGTAGTTATCGAAAGTAGAACTGTCGAGGCGCACATGGGAATTGGCAAACAAGGCCAACGCTGTAGCTTCTCTCGTTCCATGATAGGTTGTAGCCGTACCGGAATTAAAGAACCTAGCCATTTTGGTTTCGATGTTCTCTTCCATAGACTCACCTAAGTCATAAAATATTTCCTTGAGTTCGTCACCGGAACCGCCGCCGCCAAGCTCATAAAGGTTGTCTTCAATAGCCTCTTCGGTAATCCGAACAGCCAGGGCATATACCTTATGAAT